ATGAAGAAAATGCGTTTATTGCTTATTTGTGCAAGTATATTGACAGTCACAGGAAGTTTCTTCTCGTGTGAAAACGAAAAAGATGCTTCTTTATACCTTCGGGCCGACTCACTTAATCAAGTTGCTTACAAAGTGCGTTACAAAGATTTGAAGGCTTCTTGCAAAGCTGCCCATGAAGCATATCGTTTTTCTTTGAACAATTCTTCCTTGCGTGCCGAAGCACTGAATAATATAGGATTTTGTGCCTTTATTCACATGGATTTTGAAACGGCTGAAAAGTTCTTTCAACAAGTATACGAAACAACGACAAATGAACTTGAGCGTCTGATAGCTGACATTGGCATGATGAAGATTTGCCAGCGTACCGCCATGAATAAAGAATTTTATGATTACCGTAACAGTGCCTTACGCCGTATGAAGCGTATTAACGATGATCGTTCTGCCATCACCGATCCTACGATATTAGAACGTTTGAACTATGCACATTCCGAGTTCTCGATTGCATCAGCCATCTACTATTATTATTTACAGCAAGAACAGCAGTCTTTGGAGGCCATAAATGAAATTAAAGTAGACGAAGGACTGGAACGCGACACGGCACAACTGCTCTATTATTATTACATGAAAGGTTCGGGAGGTATGTATGAAGCACCTACACAAGAGGAAGTTGTATTGGGCGAGTTTAATTACTTAGTGGATTGTTTGCGCATCAGTCATGATTTAGGATATGTATACTTTGAAGCTAATGCTTCGCAAGCAATGGCGGAATTACTGAAAGAGAGAAAGAATTATGATTTGTTGATGGCACGCCGTCCCAGTGTGATGAGAGGCATTAATACAGAAGATTTACCATGGGAAGAATTGGTGATGTCTTTTGCCGAAAATGCTCTACAATTATTTAAAACCTATGGAGATTTATATCAGATATCTGGAACTTATCGCACTTTGGCCTCCTGTTGTAATGAGCAAGGAAGGTATGAGGAAGCATTAAGTTATCTATCTGAGGCTTTAGGATATGTGAACCGCCATCATGAGAAATTTTATCATTGTACAGATACGACAGATCGTCTTCGCCCTTATGTTCCCATGGCATCCACTTCCATCGAACTTCAATGGATTAATGATGATGGTATCAAAACGGTTCCCGAATGGATTGCCCGCTTTCGTGAACAACTTAGTGTAACTTATGCTGCCCTGGGAATGAAACCGGAATCTGATTATAACAGAAACATTTATCTTGATATACTTGATTATACACGACAAGACAAAGAACTGGAAAGCCGCTATATTGCATTAGAAAAGGAATCCGAGCAATTAACCGGCTTATTGGCTGTTGTCATTATCGGAATTATAGTACTGATTGTGCTGTTCTGGATACTAAACAGACAATGGAAAGTTCGCAATACATTATATATTGCCAAGTTGAAACGTACTCTCGATATTTGCAGAAAGATTACAGCTTCCGTACCTTCGGATGCAAATGAAGTGGATGATGTCATAAGTGCCATGCACACTGCAGTAGGTGAAGATATTCTGCAGTTGATAGGAGCATCGCTATTGCAAATTGTCGTTTACGAAAATGAAACGAAACAACCGATACAGTATGATGGCAGTTGTACTCGGTTTATTCTAAGTGTCCCCAACAAAGAACAACCGTTAGGAGAAATAAACTTGTATTCTTCACAGAAAATGAAAAAGGATGATAAAGCTTTGATGAAGGTTATAATTCCTTATATATCATGGACATTGGAAAACGGACTGGCTTTTATTTCATTGGGAGATGAACGCAAACGGCTGGAAAAAGAACAATATATACACGAACAACATTTGGCAGAAAACAAACGGCAAAATCTGGTAAAGAAAGCATGTCTCTTCATTGTTATGGGTATCATGCCTTATATCGACCGTATTATTAATGAGACGCATAAGCTTACAGTGAATAATTATATTGACAATGAAGACATTAAGAAAAGCAAATATCATTATATAGATGAATTGATAACCCGTATCAACGAGTATAACGACATCCTGGCTTTATGGATAAAGATGAAACAAGGAACACTTAGTTTAAGTATTGAAAATTTTGAATTAAATGACCTGTTTAAGGTCTTAGTCAAAGGAAGAAAGACCTTCGAAATGAAGCAACAGACATTGACGATAATACCTACCGAAGCCATAGTAAAGGCAGATAAGGCACTAACACTCTTTATGATTAACACTCTAATGGAAAATGCCCGTAAGTATACCCAACAAGGAGGGAAAATTTCTGTGTATGCAGAAGAAAACGAAAATTATGTAGAAATATCTATTCAAGATAATGGTTTGGGGCTTTCTGTAGAAGACAAAGAACGAATATTGAGTGAAAAAGTATATGATTCCGGAAAAATTGGTTTACAAAGTACCGAGAATGCAGCAGAACTTCAAAAGAATAAAGGACATGGGTTCGGACTGATGAATTGTAAAGGCATTATCGATAAATATAGAAAAACGAACGACATCTTTCGAATATGCACATTTAATATTGAAAGTGAACCGGGCAGAGGCAGCCGCTTTTATTTTCGCCTCCCCAAAGGAATACGGAAAATACTGATGTTGATTCTTATATCTACTCTATCGCTATTGAGCAGTTGTGGAGAGAATCATTTGGAGCGACAGGAAACAATGACACCGGAAGACTCCGTCCAATGCTATGACAAATGGTTAACGGCAGCAAATAATTATGCTTATGATGTATACAATTGCAATATCGAAGGACTTTATCAACAAGCCTTATCATATGCTGACAGCGCATTATTTTGCCTGAATGCCCACTATAAACAGTATTCTCATCAAACAGCACCTTTATTGAGATTGGAAGGAGAAGGGACGGCAGCCGAACTGGAGTGGTTCAATAATCATTTTGACACGGATTATTATACCCTGCTGGACGTACGTAATGAATCAGCAGTGGCATTTTTGGCGTTAGGCCATTTAGATGCTTATCGATACAATAACAATGCATATACTGCGCTTTATAAACAGATAAGTGAAGATACTTCTCTTGAGGAATATTGCCGGCAGATGCAACTGTCGGCAAATAATAAGATTGTCGCTATTATTCTTTGTATTATCATATTGCTGCTGTTACTGACAGGTTATTATTTGCTTTATTTTCGCCATCGTTTGCTGTACCGGTATAATTTGGAGCAGGTGCTTGAGATTAATAAACAGGTTTTTACAGGATCTTTGCTGAACGAACAGGCCGACAAAGATATTGCGGAAAGTTTGGTTAATGCCATGTTTGAGGGAATAAATGAATTAATTGCCATTGATGTACTTGGCATAGCCGTTTATAGTGAAGACAGTCATAACTTGAAATGCAGTTTTTCTTTATCGGATGAGGGAAATGAGGATATGCGTGAACTTATGACACGTTGTTTTGAGACACAGACTGTATATTGGACAGAAAAAAATCGCATTAAATGCCTTCCTTTGTGGGTGGAAACCGGAGGAGAAAATCGTTGCACCGGTGTACTGGCTTTAAGATGTTCTTTTGATAGCGAGCGCGAAGATGACCGCTTAATGGTAGAGTTAGTAGCCGGATATGTTGCTATAATCGCTTATAATGCGGTGGTGCTGATGGCACAAAAATATCGTGATATAGAGACGGCTCAAGACGATGCTCGCCGGGCTATCCGTGAAGAAAACCAGCTTCATGTACAGAATTTAGTTTTGGACAACTGTTTGTCCACCATTAAGCATGAAACAATTTATTATCCTAATAAAATAAAGCAGATTATCGACAAACTAAACAATGAACCGGTTCGTGAGAACGAAAGAAGACAAATAGAGACTGTAAGTGAGCTGATTAGTTATTACAAAGATATTTTTACAATATTAAGTTCCTGTGCTGCTCGACAATTAGAAGAAATAACTTTTAAACGCAGTATTGTAAAGGCCCAGGATTTAGCTGATTATGCAGAACGCTACATGAAACGTGTGGGAAAACGTTTTTTTTGTAAAGTAGAACTAAAAATAAAAGTGGAAAATGTTTCAATGCTTGGAGATATGATTCAATTAAAATATATGCTTGAAAATTTAATAGATGAAGCCTTGTCTTATGAGGTTGACGGAAGACTGTATTTACATATATATAAGGACACAGACTTTGCCAGGTTCGACTTTATAGATAAACGTCGCGATAAAACTCAAGAAGAACTGAATCAATTATTCTATCCGCATTTATCACGAATGAAACGTGGTAGTGAAGGAGTTCTGACAGGTACGGAATATCTAATATGCAAGCAGGTAATTCGTGAACATGACGAGTTTGCAGGCAAGCGTGGCTGTCGTATTAATGCCCAGCCGGTAAGCAATGGAGGTTTTATGATATGGTTTACTATTCCTGCAAGATAACAAAATAATGAAATATAATAAATCAAGATAATATGGAAAGCAAGAAATTTAAAGTTATAATTGTTGAAGACGTTAAGTTAGAATTAAAAGGTACTGAAGAGATTTTCAGACATGAAATTCCTAATGCCGAGGTGATTGGTACAGCTATGACTGAAAATGAATTTTGGGAACTTCTTAAAGTACATACTCCTGACATGGTATTACTCGATTTAGGATTGGGTGGTTCCACTACCATAGGTGTAGATATATGTTCTTCTTTACGGAAGAATCACCCTGAAATAAAAGTACTTATATTCACAGGTGAGGTGTTGAATGAAAAGCTTTGGGTAGATGTTTTGAATGCCGGTGCAGATGGTATTATTCTCAAAACAGGCGAGCTTCTGACGGCGACCGATGTGCAAGCCGTAATGGATGGTAAGAAACTTGTGTTTAATTATCCCATACTCGAAAAAATAATAGAACGCTTCAAACAATCTGTCGCGCAAGAACAACGCCGGCAGGAAGCTATCATCAATTATGATATTGATGAATATGACGAACGTCTTCTTCGACATTTGGCACTAGGGTATACCAAAGAAATGATTACAAATCTAAAAGGTATGCCTTTCGGTGTAAAATCAATAGAAAAGCGGCAAAACGATCTTATTAATCGCTTGTTTACTATTAATGAGCGAAGCGGTGTCAATGCATGTCGTCTTGTAACGCGCGCTTTAGAGTTGCGTATTATTGATATTGATAATTTAGAGCCGGATGAAGAATAATTACTATTTTCCCCATGTAGCTACATTCTTCTTTTTATTGACAGTAATAGTGGCATTAGTCTCATGGATAGGCAGTATTTACGGGCTTGGCACAGTGCAAAGTCTGCTTAGTCCGGAAGGTATCCGCTGGGAGCTTAGACATATTACAAGTAATTATGTTAAGGCTCCTGCTTTGGGAATTATAATGATCTTACTCTTTGGTCTTGGAATAGCTTCTTATAGTGGCATGGTTAATGCCATTGGCAGGATTTTGAAAAGAGGAAAGCAGTTAACGCGAAAAGAAAAGCGTGCCCTACTGTTTTCTGCTTGTATTTTATTTATCTATTCGTTGACAATCATCATGACTACTTTTGCTCCTTGGACGATATTGCGAAGTATTACCGGCTCTTTAGAAAATTCACCTTTTCAGCAAGGCATATATTATCTTATTTCATTCGGGATAGGTTTGTCAGGAGTAGTTTTTGGCTATACTTCCGGGCGTTTTCGTAATGACAGAGATATAATTCGAGGAATGACTTTCTTATTTATTCGCTTTGCCGATTATTTTGTTATTTTGTTTTTTATTGTTCAGTTCTTCTCTTCCCTACTATATACTAATTTGACAGAATGGATTGGAATAGACTCAAGCATAATGGTTTACGTCTTTCATGTTTGTTGTTTTATTCCTTTTATTGGAATGTTAAATAGAAAAAAATAAGTTATGAGCGAAAAAAAGTTGCTAAGATTTTTGGAACTTTTGATAAAAGCTATTATCTTTGCACCCGCAAACAAGGATGGTTCCGTAGCTCAGCTGGATAGAGCAACGCCCTTCTAAGGCGTGGGTCCTGCGTTCGAATCGCAGCGGAATCACTAAAGGCGGTTACTTCGGTAATCGCCTTTTTTATTGTATATCAGCTAATTACAATGTAATATATTGGAATATAAGCATTTATAACTCGTTTTTATTAACGTTTATTAGTGCACAATCATGCACAGTAATGCATCAAACGTATTATTTTTGATACCGATAAAGTATCAAAGGTATCAAATGATACCCAAAAACATGATACCAAATAGAATAAATGCTGTTTTTTATTTATTAAACCAATACATGCATTATTTAACAGTATACATAAAAAATCGTGATTCTGTTCGATTACAACCAGTGATTCACATTAAAAAACAAAAAGTATGAAGTATCCAACAATGAGGTTTGTGTTCGACAGAAAGCATGTCGCCACAAGAAACAAAAAAGGTCTGGTTCAGATTGAAGTGACATCAGAAGGTAAACGGAAATGGATTGGGACATCAGTGAAACTATACGCTGACCAATGGAATGAAAAAAAGAAGGTAGTTAATTCCGTACACTCAATCCAGTTAAATGCGATGCTTGATGGTATGATGAGCAAATTAAATGATTTTATTCTTGATTTGTTTAGAAATGACCAGCAATTCGACTTTGAAAAACTTAACGCGTTCTTGGAGAAATCCAACCATTCGGATTCGTTTATTGATTTTGTTCGCACAAGAATAGAGGATAGGACAGACATTGAGGAAAGCACGCGAAAGCAGCATAGAACTTTGCTACAATCGTTAGAAAAGTTCGGAAAGCTAAATTACATGGATGACCTGACAAAAGCGAATATAACGCTTTACGATGAATTCCTGCATCAACAGGAGATTTCTCAACCTACAATCTATAACTATCATAAACGCTTAAAGCGTTATTTGCATGAGGCAATGAAGTTCGGTTTATTGAATGAAGACCCTTATGTTGGTTTGCATTTTGAACGCGGAAGATTTGAGAAGCGGAAGTATCTTACAGAAGAAGAACTAAAAATGATCCGTACTTGTAAAATTAATATGCCATCAATAGACCGGATACGTGATTTATTTCTTTTTCAATGCTACACTGGACTTGCGTATGCTGATTTTGAGAAATTCAATTTCGAAAAGGATGTCGAGGAAAGGAATGGGAAATATATTGTATCCGACAGAAGAAAAAAGACCAATGAGGATTATAAAATAGTGCTTCTTACTCCGGCAATCGAAATATTGAAGAAGTATGACTATAAGCTACCTATCATATCCAATCAAAAATATAATGTCTCATTAAAGGTGGTCGCTCAATACGCAGGTATTGATAAGAATATAACCACACACATGGGACGACATACTTTTGCCGTTTTTGCCCTGAACAATGGTGTGCCTATTGAAATTGTTGCCAAAATGCTTGGACACACAAACATTCGCACTACACAAGTTTATGCGAAAGTTCTTAATTCCGAAGTGGAAAAAGGATTTGATTTGCTAGAAAGTAAGATTAATAAGTAAATGGGAATTTTTGATGATGGAATAAAGGGATGTGTCGAAATACTTAAAAATAAGAATCCAACTAATATAAAGTAACCATTTTTTTGGGGGGGGGATCATTCTTAATCGGGTGGTCCCCTTTTCTTCACACTAACAAGCTATGGATAATCAAATGATAGGTAGTTCATTCCAAATATCCCATAAGCTTCAATTAGCCGCACAACAAAGCCACCTTCATCAAAACGACAAAGGGAATCATTTTATAAATCCACCTCTCTAAACGTTCCATTGTATCATGGCTAGCAGTTGGCAGAATACCCAATGAGGAATATCATCCGATTGCTCAAGCAATATGTTCAACTTATCTTCTTTCATATTATGTTAGCATAAAAAAAAGCGGTAAAACCGTTGGGAATTACCGCTTAAAATTTATATAGTGTTTTCTATTTATGTTCTTCATTCACTTCATTTGATTTGTCATTTGCCAAAAAATGTCCCCGCAAAACAATTAATCCGAGTCCGATTATATTTACGGTTGTAGTAGAAAGAATAGTTATCATTATAGGATTTGGGATACATATACTAAAATAAGATTTAATCGCTGGTATTGATACATAACTTGCTAGCACAATACATAGAACTATAAAAAGATATAAGGCAATCACTCTCAAAGACCACTTTTCAAGTCTTCTTCTTGCTTTTGTATTTTCAACTATACGATGTAGATGAATCAGCTCTTTGCTTTTTTTTATATTTCCATCGGTTGTTTCTGATTCCAGCAAGGATTTAACTGTGTCAAGAATATTTAAATCTTTCTTTTTCTCTTTAAACGGCTCTGAAAAGAAAAATTTAATCCAATATGGAATATAATATCCTAAATGGATTAAATAGTGATACCATTTAATAGGTTTACCTTTTCCGAATATAGAATCAAAAATACTGGGCACATCATTTGATCCATTCATTGTTTTATTCTATTTTTAGGTTCTAGAAAATAGTTTTTAATCAATTCCTTTGGAATGGGTGTGTTCCATTTGTTTTGTCCACAAATATCCCCCTTGTCGTTTTTTATGTATAGCGTATCATACCAAGGAGAGCCTTCTTGATGTGACCATTGGGTTAATGACAATGCACTCATATTATACATTGCATTAACCGCAGTTTTTACGAGTTCCAATGCCTTGGAATGTTTATTAAATTCGTATAATACATCTTTGGGAAAAGAAGTAATAATCTCATCAGGGTTTATTTTCTTATTTACAATAGGAAAGACCGGACCATAAGGCCATACTTTCGGAGAATCGTCTTCAAACAACAGGTTATTGGTTTCAGCATAGTACACACCATATACATAGAACAAAATCTTATTTATCTGAGTCTTGTTCAACCGAACCATATGCAACTTTTGGGCTGCATACTGAATCAATCGTGCGTAATCTGTACTTTTCAATTCCATATCATAAATATATAAAAATCCCATGAATATAACATATAAAATAAACTATATGTTTACCCATGAGAAAACAATCTTTGTAACACATTTAATTGTGTGTGCTATATTAATGCTGCAAATATATATAAAACCATTTATATAACAATAAACAATGGCAACCATTAACATTTGCAATACAACTAATTGTTAATTTACAAATATACTATTTTAGCGGTAATTCCAACAAGTCAAAGAACGCTTCTGTTCGATTATTATTTTTCCATTCCCTTTCTGCAATGTTCACACAAGAATTTCTTGGCAACAGGAAACATCTTCTGACCGACATATCCGCTGAGATATTGTGCTTCCTCTCCATAAGGGTCAATTCCGAAAGCCTTGGAGATATGCCGGCATAAATGACCTTTTTCGTGGTCCCACGAATTTTGAAACTGTTCGGGGGTAGAAGTCAAAGAGAGCACCATTACCGTCTCTCTTCTCCTGTAGTCCGAATAGGTAAGTCCGGTATTCATCCTGCCTTCTGTCAGGTTGCGATACGCACGTTTGAGGGAATCCCCCCTGCATCCTATACGGTACAGGTCGGTAATGATTTCCTTAGCCCAATAAGTGTGTACCGCATAATACACCTTGACGTGCCAATCCCCATATTTCGGTATGTAGAACTCCTGAACAATCATATAACATCAGACCAAATTACAGGAACTCCTTTACCGATGCAGGTGGCAAAGAATTCATCAAACGCCCTGCAAGGGTCCCCATCAATATCATCAAGGTAGCACTTTATGTGTTTGCACAAATGTGCTTCGTCAACCAATGATTTTTTGAAAAAATCCGCTTTCAACATATTTGCAACATAGGCAACGTCATATCCTTTGTCGTGTTCGATGGTAATTCCGTTTGCTTTGAGCATATCGTCCACCTCATCTTTGCTCCAAGGGTCAAGTTTCTTTTCCTTGCCTGTTGCCTCGTCTTTCACTTTCATTTTTGAAACAGCCCATTCGTAAAGTTTTTTACTGAAATGGAATCCGTATGATTCCAGGTATTCTTGCATTCCTGATGGGAATTTGCTATATGTATCTAATCTTTGTTCCATAGCCTTAATTTAAAAAGAGGGGCGTTTCACCCCTCCTGTTATTAATAGAATTCACCGTTAGAGCGTCTGCGTCTGCGTTCGCCCATTTCATCCATACGCGGATATTCAGGAAAGTATCCGGGGTATCTGCGTTCATCCATGCCGGATGAGCTTCCACCACCTGAATAACTTCTCCCACCATCACGGAAACCCATCTCTCCGCGCATCTCTCTCATGGCTTTTTCGTAACCTTTGCGGCAGCCTTCCTTGTAGGCTTCCTCCACTTCGTCACCTCTCATACCGAAGCCGCGTCCGTAATCGTCACGCCCTTCTTCTAATATTTCCCACATTCCCATAATCATTTCTTGTTTTTAGATGCTTCAACCACTCCGAGCTGTTCCATTAACTTCTGATTCTGTGCAATGAGGTCAGCCATATTTTTGCTCATTTCCTGCATGTTCTTATCCATATTGGACATTTGCCCTTTCAATGCGGATATTTCCTGCTCCTGCTGTTGCTTGGCTGCAAATTCAGGGTTCAGCATGGCAAGCATTTGGTCACATACCCTAAGAAAGTTCTGATGATATTCCACACTTTTTAGGACATCCTCACTTTTCTGTTTCATGGTAAGGACCTCAGTATTCATTTCGTCTCTTGACCCTGTAATCAGCATCCCTGTCTTAATATCATCGGCAATATTGGCATTAGCCGGTATCTCTTGCAAATTGACATTCTGTCCGTTTATATTCACGACAAAATCAATAACCTGTACCGGCTGTGGATAAGGCATGTTGGGAACAGTCTTATATATGGTTTTTATGGGGCTTACATTAACGACCTGCCCACATTCCAAACTTGGATTTGCACCTCTATGAAGAAGATATAATGTACTGTTTACTCGTAAGTTCTGAAACATGATTGTTTGATTTTAAAGGAGTGTGGCTATTTCCATTTTGGAAATCACCACAAAACTCCATGTTAATTATTACTTGCTCCTTAAAGAAGCTGTTTCTGCTGTAGGAGCCGGAGCCGCTGTCGGTCTGTATCCACCATTAACAAGATACAATTCGTTGGTGTACTTGTTATAGTGAATTTCATAGATACCTGTTCCGGCTAAGTTTTCAACAGTCACAGGCTCATTGTTATAAGCCATCAACGGTCTTGTGTCCCCATTAGTCCCTATCAGTATCGGAAGAGTTGCAGTCGTGCCGGCAGGTATAGCCTGACGGAGGCTGATATAGAATCCTCCAACATAATCCCTGTTACGGAATGCGTGGTTAGGAAGTTCCAAAGTAACATTCTCCGTGCCGACGGTCACAGCCACCGTAGGAAGAGTGTTGAAATTTGTTCTTCCGATTGATGGGAATAGGGATGGGAATCCTGTAAAAAAGTTAGGCCACATATCTACCTCCTTTCTTACCGGATTAACCCCAGTAGTTGTTGCAACCACATCCACTACGTCCGTATACAGCGTCACCCATATATGCACCGTAGGCGGCTGCACGGAAACAATCTGTATTAATAGCGGTTAAATTGGGGTATTGAACACTCACAGTATTGGGGAGCTTGCATTTGATTCCATCAACGTCTCCTTGTAATGCCTGCAATCCGGCTGCCAAAGGAGCAATCTGTTGTCCTACCGCACTCAGGATAGTGGCGTTCTGATTACGTTGGGATATTTCGGCTGTTAAAGTAGCCTTTTCCGCAGTAAGAGATGCAATCTTGTCCTGCAATGCCTGATTTTGAATTGCATCAAGTTTGGCAAGGATAGCATTCGTATTTGCAGTAGCCCCGTCACGCAATGACAATGCATTGTTGTTCATTGTATTGGTAAGGGCATTCATTGATTCGCAATTCTGCAAACGTCCTTCATAGCCTTGTCTTTCAATAGCTGTTTGCGTTTTGCAGCAACAATCGGCAAGTTGAGTAAGAATAGACTGGTTGCCTGACTGCATAGCATTAATAATCTGGTTGGTTGACAATCCCACCTGATTACCTACTTGTGTAATGCTATTCTGAACATTGCACAATGCTGTCTGAACCTGTTGGGTAGAGCAGTTGAATGAAGAAGCCAATTGAGAGATAGCATTACCGTTACCCTGAATAGCTTGCATCAACAATTCGCGTCCTGCGTTTCCTGCCAATTCTGCCGGAAGTCCGTTAGCTCCGTTTCCTCCACGTCCACCGAACAAACCGCCACCGTTGCCGTTCCATCCAAAGATACTTGCTATCACAACAAGCCAGATAATGCTCCACCATCCGTCCTGTCCTCCAAAGCCGTTGCCGTTATTCATCAAGGCAAGCAGGTTAGGGTCTATCCCCTTGTTCCCAAACATTCCGGGAAGCATGGCGGTAATGTCAAGCTTGCTACCGCCTGAACCTCCATTGCCTCCGTCTGAATTAAAAACATAAGTTCTTTCCATAAGTATTTGTATTTTGTATCCCGGTCAAAATTGACCGTATGCAAAAGTACATATGTTGTAACTTATGTAAAATCAGTTGTTTCCCAATGATTTCTTTATATTATCCCAATATATTCTCAACATTTTCCCGCTTTCCATCCTCTCATAGAAATTTGATATCATGTAGTTAACAGCACGTTTGGTTTTGTGGATATGAACAGCTATTTGTGAAGGGTACATGCCGCTTTCAGACAGGAGAGACACAAGAAGATACCGGGCATCCACTGTTTCCATGTTTTTATCAGAGGATAATATTTGGTCTACAGGCACTTCGGTTTCTTTTGAAACAATATTAATTATTTTGGCAAAGATTTCTGATTTGCACATAGTTTTTTCTAATTTTTATGCTTATCTTTGCCTCGCCACATAAAACATGAGATTTTGATGAACAAAGCATAAGATATTTATGTTGAAGATATTAGCCCCCAACATCAGGTATCTTATGCTTTATCATGTTTTTATGTGGCAATATTAATATGATGATATGTTGGGGGCTTTTTTTTAATTCTTAGCCCCCGAAAGAACTGCTTTTGTTATTTTGAGTAATCGCTACGCTTCTACTCGTAGCGTTGTGAGGATAATCCTCGGTATAGTGTCCTATTTCATTTTGAACCTCCCTTCTTTTTTATATTATAATTTTGCAATTATACAAATAAATTACCACACCAACAAATTATAACTAATTCCAATTCCTACATAACTCCCCACCGGATAACTATATCCTGCCTGAATCCCTAATCCCCATTTTTTTGATGGACATTTCGGTATGCGCACAATATCATTAGTAACCGTGACAGTCTTAGGATATACCTTCAAACTGTCCAAGTTCGGGTTATAGCCACTGACATAAGCCGTATAGTTACTGTCCCGGTATATCTTCTGCTCGACAGGGAGCACCGTATCACCTACATGGATAGTATCGCCCGTGTGCCAGCAAATCAAAGGAGTAGGAAGGTAGTAGGGAACCGTATCCCTTCTTACCACAAGGCTTGAACTGAATACCGTATCCGTTCTTGCCTCTATAACTGCTTCGGGGGATGGCTTTGCGAACCATCCTAAACCGAAAGCGAGTACAATCAGTAATATGTAAGGAAGCCATTTCATTTCAATTTGCTTTTAGCTTGCAACATTAACATACAACCCTACCAAGCTGCTTAAGTCATGGGTCAATGCCTGACCGCTGTCCCTTGTGCAGATATACAATACGTCATTCTGAGTATAGTACTTGTCCTTGAATATCTCCATAGGAGGTGTGTAGGGTATCGGGTCATCCTTGGTGCCTGATGCGGTCTCTACAACCACTTCGTAGAGTGCTGCCGTAGCCATGCCGGGATATTGGCTCTCCAAAACCATAGGGATATCTTGCCGGACCTTATACAGGTGTTCCTTGTAATTAACCTTCATCCCCTTGGATAAGGATTCGTCTATATATTCCGCCCAATCGGGGTACAGCGATTTAACTTTTAAAGATTCGCTGTCTGTCAGGCTCAATGTCTGTATCTGTTTTTTGGCGGATTCCACCATGTTTTGTGCGGATGCAGCCAATATGTAATCAGCACTATAAGGTTGCGGTTCGTGATTCCATTCTTCCGATTCCATGATTTGTACGAATTCGGGGTCATCCATTCTGTAGGTGGGGAAGGAGTCCCTTGGGAAGAGGTTAACGAATTCTTCATGCAGCACTACTTTAGTGCCGTCTGCGTTGCTTCGCATTGTCGGCATAGCCAACAATCCATGTTGGGTCAGCCATTCCACTGTAACGATTGTATATCTCATTGTCCAATTATATTAGTTAATACGTAATCAATTAATTCTTGCTCTGTGAATCCGTCTGCCTCTGTTGGTATGGAGTCGAAGGCTATGGAGTTGTAGAAGGCGAGTTTGGATGGATAATTTTCAAAATCAGTAGCGAAATATCTTGGGGTTTTTGTGTTCTCAACTGTTACATCATCATTTACAATTGTCAAAATATGCTTCTTGTTTAGCAGATTTGCACTTGTAATAGTGTTATTCAGAACACCATCAATATAAGTATGTCCGTTGTTTTTCCAATTATAAGCCACATCATCACCGCCAGGCTTACCTAATACAGAGAATGTAAGAATGTCCTTTTCTTTTCTCTGCTCGTAAATATATCTATTTTGGGAAAAAGTATTTATAGTCATAAACAGCATCTTCACTCCACTACTCAGATTCTCTACCAATCCGTAGTCATCTACACCATCTGTCACTAATGCACCGGGATATTCGGGTATCTGAGTAATGGTGATGTCTGTGGAGTAGGGTTGGTCGGAGATAATGACCACATAACCATATCCCGGGTTATCGCTATTAGTCGTATCCAAGGCTATATCGCTAACACCATTGGTTAACTCAATTCTTGTGCTTTCATTATTATATTGAGCCAAATAGACCTTATTGCCTTCTTGTATCCCTTCTATGTTCCATTTTAAGTATAGGAATTTATTGGCATTGTTTTTAACCCTGTAAAGCCCGAAGTCTGTAGCTTTTTGCGTTGGCTTACCTTGTATCGAGTAGTAAGAGAGATGCTTCCATTTTATATTAGTATTTCCAGGAACAGTCTCAAACGACTCATTCTTATACCCATCTACACCGCTCATCATGTCGAAGAGAAAGTTATTCAACTTCGTATTCCTTTTCCGACCTGACAGGTCCTGTAGATACCCCGATACCTTAAGTATCTCATTGGAGGGGACAGATTTGCCGCTAGGAAGAAGGGTCATCTTGAGATTGGAGTAAGTGGTAACACCTGTTATTTCTATTTGTATACCTTTATAATTAATGGGAGTCAAGCTAAATTCATATATACCATCGCTTACAATTTCATCTGTACCATTAAAAGCATTTACCCATTGATTATCGTTCTTTTGTACAATCACCTTAATTTTAGCCTCATTTGAAGCTCCTTCTATCTTGATTAAATCGCCTTTAGTCAAAAACAAAGATTTATCTGTTACTAAGTAACCTAACGTAGTGTCACCTTCGTTTCTTCTTCCATTGAGAATAATTTCATTCTCTGTTTGTTTACCGATAGCATTACCAATCGGACCTTTGACCCACTTTGTAAAATTAGTGTGATACACATCCATCGGTTTGCTCATGTCATAATAGAATGAGATATGCTCCCTTATCCATTGAGGGATAGGGGAAGGCTTGGAACCACCGCCACCCGAACGGATTTCGCCAATGTGATTCAGTGCGATTGTATTCAACCGCACCGAATTTAAAGATATTGTGTTAACCTTCATATCACTCCAAAATTAATGCCTTGACAGGCTTAACATTGCACTGAATCTTGATATGCTGCTCACCAATAACACCTTCGATGTTCTTCTGCCAAACTGTTCCAACCCCGTAATCGACTTCAAACGACACCCAACTCTCACCGTCCAAACTCTGATACAATACCACCTTGGACGGATGTGCATCGAATACCAATTGCAAACCAAATGTAGACGCAGCAGGCTGAAACTTATACTCCTGATTGGAGCCGGATGCTGCAAAATTGCCGGTTATATCCTTTAATGCCATAATTGTAGATTTAATTGTTAAACGATTTCAATTGTAATACTTTCGCCTCTTCTCTGTGCATCCTCTATCAGCACATTGAGCTTATCGGATGTATATCGGGATTCGGTCAATCGCCCGACTTCCGTATTCCTTCCGACAAGTATGCAGCCGGCAGAGTCATCGGCAGTATTCCCCGGATGTATCAAGATGCCTTCAAAGGCAGGGACGTTAAGCAATCGTGGCAGGTTTCTGCCAAACTTGGGAGACCAGTTATATACTACCTTATATTCTCCGTAAGGGATGGCGGTTTTGCCATATACCTTCTTTTCATTGCTCAAATCGCGGACGGTGTCTTCCAGTGTGTTGCAGAAAAACTTTCCGTCTACGAACAGTCTGCCCACCGTGTAAGCGGGTTTCTTCCATAATCTTTCTACTCTTAATTTCATATTATATATTTTTTATATTTAAATAATTTATGTATGTTTGCGACAGTATTTAATTATACTGCTTTTCATAAAAGATATGGCGATAACTATGCCGGTATAGCGATACCGGCTTTTTTATTCCTTCTTTTCCTCCTTCTTGGATTCAAATAATATCTGTGCAGCCAATTTTGCGATATCTTCCTTGTTTTCAATTATCACACTCATCGTTTTCTCTGCTTTCCTCAATTCCGCCTTTTCCCATGATTTTTCCCTTACCGATATAAATTCGCAGAATATACAATAGACTGTCCAAATCATAGAGAAGACAGGGAAAGGGATAACGACACAGCATAGTAAGTCGATAAAACACAATTCCAAGAACGGTGTGAAGTACTTCTTTGCCTTGACAGCCGTTTTCTTGTAACCTGTCGATGTCCTTGCCTCACCGCGCTGTTTGGCTTTCATAACTCCGGTCAATAGGTCTATAAACATAGCCCCAATGGTGACAGCGATACATAAGGCAATCAGCACGATGTGTGTCATCATGTGTTGTTGGATAAAGTTGTAAATTACATCTTTCAT